ACTACTTTGAACACCGTGTCAGGGTCATCGCAAATGATAGCTTGGCAATCACCTGCGGCAGTACCGGCGGGCCAGTATTGCGCAAATTGCTTTTGCTTAGTTGTGGGGTTAGTGTAAGAACAACCCAAGAACACGCCAACAATACCGGTGCCGGTAGAGTCAGTAGTGTCTGCGTTATCTACAATAGAACCACGAATAATGTTTACGATATCACCGTAAAAAATGTTCGTAGCGTAACCATACTGGATCGGATAATTGCGGGTAGAACCAGCAAATACCTGACCACCGATCAGGTTGATCGGCTTTAGGCCGTAGGGGGCCGAGACGACGGGATAAGCCATTTAAGACTCCTTAAAAGATTTAAGTACCTTTGCCAAAACTGGACGAGGACTTACGCTCTTGGAAGAGCGGCATCCGCGCATCGCTTTGACGCATGAAACTATTGTCTACAGCATCCGTCTGAGATTGAGTGACTTTGGCAAAATGGGCATTTCGCTGGTCTACAAAATCAGTAGGTGTTTTGCAAAGCAATAATCCACCGACCTCAATGTTGTCTTTAAAACGACTTTGGGGATCGGCTAACAGTCTAAATTTCGGTTGTTCTTCAATGGCAACGGGTTCCCAGCCTTCTCGGAGTTTGGCCGATAAGTTACGTGGGTCAGCATTGTTCATCGTAGAAACACGAATCCAGCGGTAGTTATATCCGGGCATTTTGTCTGGCTCGGGCAAAAGTTCAGGCTGCATCCACTGCTTGGGACGCTCCTGTACCGCACGTGTTGTCAACTCGCGTGTGAGTTTATTGTCTTTAATATCAGCCATTACGGGCCTCCAATTCAAGTTGTGCCTTCACATATTGCTCTGGCGTTAAACCCAGTTTTCGGGCTAGGTTTACTTGGCTTTGCTTTAGCTTAACCTTATGAGGGGCCGTGCTACGAACTGCCGGGGCGACTACAGTACCGGGTCTTGTCCGGGTCTGCTGTCTATTGTCTTCTTGGCTTTCAAATTTCTCTGAAAACCGTTTGCGCATTGTATTGTCCAATTCGCGGTAATACTCATCAGAACCAACCTCTACACCATTGTCTCTCAGGTCTTCGTGTAAACCTAGAGCAAAGGCCGTCATACTCCGATCCTGTCCAAACCAGCTATTGCGCTTTTGCCACGCTACTGCTTTATTGTCCGGTTCAGGTATGTTCGGTGCAGGTTGATACTGCACTTGTTGCTGTTGTACCTGAAATTCTTCCTCTTGTAAAGAGGGCATGCGAAAGTTTTTTACCTGTATAGATTTCAGGTTGGCCATTTGCAACGCTTGATTGGCCTCCATCATCTTGTCAGAGTCGCCTGCCTCATATGCTTCTTTATAAGCACGTTGAGCAATCTTCAACTCCATATCAGCATTACTCTGAATGGTAGAGACGTACTCTTTCTCGCCGTTGGTAAGAATGCCTTTGATGCGCTTATTCTCTTCAAGCAGGCGTTGTGCTAAACCGACAGCCTCTTGCTGTTCGCGTAGGGCAGACTCTTTCTCACGGCGCTCATCGTGCCAAACCTTACGCATTTGCTTGAGTTTGGTCTTTACGTTGTCGTCGTACTGGTCTAGCTCATCCTTCTCTAGTTCTTCAACCAGAGGTTTGGGTAGGGGCTGTCGACCACGGTCTTCAGCCGGGGCGTCGTCTTCAATCTCAATTTCAATCTCAGGTTCTGCGTTTTGTGAGGGTTTACCCTTACTTTCAACTTCGTCTGGAAACTTGAATTCTGTGTCGTCGTCTAAAGGCATTTTGTGCTCCTTTTATTTACGTTTGATACCACGGGGATCGTCTACGACGGCCTCGACAGTATCATCATTGATGATGCGGAACTCACGGCCATGTATGACCAAGCGAGAACCTGAGTGTGGACGCACGAGGACAAAATCCCCGGGTTTACACCACGGCCCGGTAGGGAACTTAGATGGGTCTTGATAGCAGTCTGGCCCCATATCAACAACAAATAAGACCGTTGTGAGGGTCTCCTCGTTGCGCATGGTTTCATCAGCTTTGATAATACCAATCTCACTGTCCTCAAACTCTTTCTCTGCCTCTGGTATTGCACAAAGGATTCGATAGCCAGATGGCCTTGGTAATTGCTTACCCTTCTCCTCCATTGATGATTCCCAGTTATAGGTTCCCACGACTTGTGGGTTATTGGCGTCTGTAGCCAATAGGATGGAACTAGTCATCCGAAGTCTCCAATCGTTGTTTCAGGTCTAGGGTGTATCCCCGCATGATGAGTAGACCACGAACCTCACCACACAGTTTCTTGTAATCCTCAAAGGACTCGGCCTTGCCCTCGGCCAAGTAGTCCTTGAGTTGATCAATCTTCTCATCCGCTTGTTGGATGAGAACTTCAAATCCATTCATTTATTCCCCTTTAGGTTGTCTTTGTCTCATTTGGATGCGCTCCTGCATTGCCCGCAGTTGCTCTTCTGCACTCTTGTTAGAGAGTTGTTTGAGGACATCTACACCCATGTCCATCATGTGACGCTGCTTGTCTTCCTGCATTTGCGCGGCCAACTTCACTGCGTCCATCTTGATGCGTTTGTCATCAGTGGCCTGCTGTGTCTGGATGCGATCACGCTCGACCTGCAACTGCGCCGCTTTGATGGCGTTGTCGGCTTGGTCTTTAGCAGCTTTACGCTGGTTCTCTTGCGCCTTGAGTTGTAACTCTTGCATCTGCATTTGAACAATCGGGTCTTGCGCTTGCTGCTGCTGTTGAGCCTGCTGTGCCTCTTGCTGATTCTTCTGGAGCAACTGCTGTGCGGCCTGCGCCAACATTGGAGACAGACGTGCTTCAACTTCTGGAGACATCTGAACTTCTTCACCAGACTCGTCTGTCTGCGCTGGCAACTGCATACCCAATGTCTCTTCAATCTGTTTGCGATACTCGAAGCCCAAGTGCTCGTTGATATGAGACATCATGGCTGACTGCATAGCTTGCGCCATCGGGTTCTGTTGTAAGAGTGCCTGAATCTTGGGATCCTGCATCGCGGCCATGTGCACAACAATGTGAGCTTTGTGATCTTGCGTGAGGAACGCTTTGACCGGCTTGCCCTTGAGCACATTCTGATTCTCTGACACTGGGTCAGTGGGCTTCTGGTCATCGTCCATCGGCACAAGTTTTTGCGCATCTTTGATACCCAACACATCGAGCATCTGACGGTGCAAGAGTGGTAAGTTGTACAACTGCGGTGCACCCTGTGCGAGTTGAAGAACTGCTTGGTACTGCACAATCTTCTGCGCCATTGTTGACGCATTAGGATCACTGACAGGTATTACATCAACATCATCATAGTCAGACTTCTTCGCCTTGCGACTGCCTTCGCTTGGCTGATAGTCGTAGTCGTCTGGTGTGTACTCGGCGATGATGTGCTTTAAGAGACCCAACTCTTGCTTCATTGAGTAGTGAACACGTGCCTGAATGGCAGACATGTTCTTCAATGTTCTCTCTAAAATCGCAAGGGTAGTACCTACAGGCGCTTGCGCACTCATGTCACTGAGTGTTAGATCAGCCGTGTTAGCGAAGCGTCTGCCTTCTTCAACGATCTGACCAAGCAATGCCATCAATGTCTGGCTAGGCTCTTTGTACGGCAGGGGCAGTAAGTTGTCTTTGAGCGTACCGCTTGCCACATCTGCATCACGCCATTCACCGGGAGCGATTGGTGTGTCGTCTCCTTTGACTCGCATGCCGCGAGTCTTGAAGCCGCCGGGCAAGTTACTTAAAGTACCAGCATCGACAAGCTGACGAATAAGAGAAGTGCCTGACTTAGCAAAAGCCCCAATGAGGTGAATGAGGCCAAAGCAGTAAAAACCAAATCCCGGAACGTAACCATAATGGACAAAGTGCTGTCGTTTTGTGTAGGTCTCATCATCTGGCTCCCAGTTACGACGAATGGCCAGCACGTTGCTGGTTCCCTTTTCAATGGTGACAACGTATGGCAGTGCAATGCCAGTCTTCTCACCCTTCTTGTCTTTGTGCTCATAGCCTTCTAAGTCAAGGTCTACGTTCATCTCCAAGAGTTTGAAGCGATCATCGGCAGTGGCTCTAAAGCCCATCTTCTCTGCGATCTTCTTCTCAACTTCATCGAGCACGTTATCAGGTGTGCCCAAGTCCACGTCACAGTAGAACCCAGCCACTTGCAGCTTGCGCAACTCGTTCTCAGTCTTACGCATCACATGAGTAATACGTGGAGAAGACTCTAAATTAGACGCACCGTAAGGCACAACGATGTCTTCAGCAGGAACAAAGAAAGACACTTGGCGATCAAGCGACGGGTCAAAGTACACCTTCTTAAACGCGTTACCAGACAGACCCAAGCCCCACAACATGCGCTCATGCTCTGGTCTGTATTCCTTCATCACATCAGTGAGTTGGTAGTTCATGTCGTCTGCCACACGCTGTGCAGACTCTTTCTTAGCGGGTGTCTCTTTGCCAATGATCTGGGTTTTAACTGGCCCAGCGGCAGGAAACGTTGCCATCATTGTTTCTGACTGGAACTTTACAAGAGCTTCAGACAACATGGGGTGAAACACACCACACGCACCTTCCCAAGGTTCTGTACGTTCTTCAATCTTCATACCTAGAAGTTCTAGGCCATCAACGTAAGTCTGCATCCAATCTTTGCGACTGGCCACGTCCTCGTCATAGTCACTGATCAATTCTTCAGCAAGACTTTGCAGGACATCTTCACCAATGAACTCAGCCAAGTTGGCGTTGAAGTCATCTTCTGAATCTTTATCAGGGACAATTTCAATCTCCATATCACCCATGCCGATGGTTACGGACTCAGGATCTTCAATCTCAATCTCAATTTGAGGAGATGCTTGATCCATCGCGGCCAGTTCTTCTAAGCCCTGCGGTGCTGCGTATAGTGACTTCTCAATAGCCATGTTTCATCCTTAATAGTACGGCTCTTTCCTGCGGAACTGCCGTGGTTCATCTTCCTCATCAGACGCCAATTGAATAAAGCCACCACGTCTGTAACGCAGTAATGCCTGAGTCATTGAGTCCACCAAGTCATCATGTTCACCTGACGGGAACGATGCGACCTCTTCAACCAATTCTTCTGCCCAGTGTGTATTAGGCACCCAAACGTGTCCGGATGCAAACATATCGGCCACCGCGTTTAGCCGCGCAATTTTATCGTTACCTTTGCTTGGTGTGAACTCCTGCACTGGAATCCCCATCGCCCGCAATTCAAATATCAGGGGCGACCCCGCCGCCTTGGCCTCAACGATCAGCGAATCTACTTCCCACTCTTTGTATTCTTCAAACGCCCGCTGTTTTAACTCGGGGAACTCCATGCGTTTCTTGAACGCATTGAGCAAGATGATATTTGCCCGGTTTACGCCCAGATCATCGTCTTGGTAGAACACACCCCATGTCGTACATGCAGAGTAATCGGCCCGTTCTGTCTTTAAGAACGCCGTATCCCAAGACTGGATGATAAATTCACACCCCGGCGGGCTGTCACGCTCCCATACTTTCCACCATTCACGCTTCACAATCGCAGAAACGTCCGATGTGGGGGACTGCATGTACTGCGCTTGCCATTTACTATTAGGCAACTCTTCTTTTAGAGCTTGCAACTCGCCTAATGACCAGAATTCAGGCCATAAGGGTTTACCCGAAGGCAAAATGGCAGGAAACTCGATGACTTCCCACTCTTCGCCCGACCTTTGGGCCGCAGCTTTCACAACTTGACCCGTTAAGTCCCGTTTAGACCACCGAGTCATCACCATTACGATAGAGCCGCCCGGCTGTAGACGCTGACGAGGGCCAGATGTGTACCACTCATACGTCTTATCGTAGATTTCTGGGTTAGTTTGGGCCATTGCGGCCTCTTGCTCCGAGTGCGGGTCGTCAATAATCAGAATATCCGCGCCTTTACCGGTCACAGCACCGCCAATACCAATAGCAAAGTACTCTCCGCCGAAGTTTGTCGCCCAGCGACCCGCTGCTTTGCTGTCTGACTGCAAGTCTAGGGCCGGAAATATCCGCTTATAGTTAGCAGAGTCCACCAAGTTACGTACTTTTCGGCCAAAACCCACCGCCAACTCAGCAGTGTGGCTGGTCTGGATGATCTTTTTACCCGGAAACTTGCCAAAAAACCACGCTGGTAGCAGGTAACTAGCAAATTCTGACTTGGTATGCCGTGGCGGCATGTTAATGATGAGCCTTTTACACTCACCCCGAGCCACCCGCTCAAACGCTTTGGCCATTTTCTCGTGATGCCGACCGTGAATGAAGTTAGGCCACATCTCCCTGATGAACACCATGAAGTCATCGGACGCTAGGGTACGCAACTTGCGTGTATTTAGCTCGTTCAGAATTTCTGTGATGGCTTCTTGCTCGTCTTTGGGAAACTTTTTGAGCAGTATTTGCTGCTGCGCCTCGGGCAGCTTCTGGAGCTTCTCCAGTACTAATTCAAGTTTCGTCTTTTGGACAACTTCAGTCATCGGTCTCGTCCAACTCTTTGCCGGTCATGCCAAGTTCTTCATCCAGATCAATCACTTGCACCGCAGGTGCGCCGTTCAAGTACTTCTCTTCTGCTGGTTGCAGTTGCTTGGCTTCTACATCAATGATGCCATCCATATAAGAAGACAGCTTGGTTGCCAGTTCAGCTTGCAACTCTTCAGTAGTACGGTGCGTCACGTTGATATCTATGCGTTCTACAAACGCACCCACATCACTTATCTTGCCAAGAAGTTCTAACGCCTTTAACTGGACAGACTCTTTATCAGAACCTGTCAGCATGAGTAGCCGCATCTTCACGTAGTTTCTAACCTGCGCGGCATTACGCACGACCTCAACATCGTACTCATTTAACATGGATTTGAGAATAACGGCTGCTGCTGTATTAAGTTCTTTACCCGCAGTTGGAGACTCAAAAAACTGAGCGTGAGCTTCTTTCTTATCAGCGGCTGTGACGGTGGGTAGTTGCATTCCGTTGGCCGTCAGAAATTCCACGGTGTTGAACGCAGCTTGCGCTCGTGCATGCAAGTCTTTGGCCTCCTCGGTAGTTAACGAGAAAGGCAGGGGGACATCTAGTTCTGGTGTAACAAGAATCATGGGTAGCGGTTTGTGGCTCCAATTTGTGCGGAGTGTACACGCTTTTGAAAAAATAATATAGGGGGGTGGGGTTTGTGATTAAAAAAGATGACGGGGGGTATTTCTAAAAAGGACACTAAAAAATGCAGAGTAAAAAATGCGTAGGGGGTACCCTACAACATCTTGTGGTGTTGTATTAACGGGCGGAGCTTGGCCCGGATTTGAACATTTGCACGGTTTAGATTTTGAGCCTGTATCTTTTGAGTAAAACACAGTGTATACACTGGCCCAGACTGACCGGCCTAATCTAGGGGGTGCCCCCTCCCAATTTCCCACAGTGGGAAAATCAATGGCCCCGCCTGTCAAGATGTTGCTATGTCGTGCAATATAGGCTGATTTGGCTCACAATCCAGTCATGGATCGGGGAAACGCGCTCGATACATATTCCTTTTAACCTGCGTTGATGAAAGGCTCTCATGAGCAATACAAAACTCTCTTTCGCGGCACAAGCCGCATCCGTGGCTTCTGAATTGGTAGAAGCTAAAAAGCATGAGGACAAGGCAACGTCTTGCCGTGAAAGCGCAAACAAGCACATTGCCGCTTTGCACAAGGACAAGGTTGTTGTTGGACGCTACAGCAAAGACGGTGCCGGATGCGCTATTGCAACGTCATTCGTTGATACCCTGACAAAAGCCGGTTGGGCTAAAAAGACGGCTCAAAACTATTTGAGCCTTTTCCGTGAGGCCGTGAAAACCGGTAAGCCAGTGAAGGACTGGGGCGGCACAAAGGCCGGAGGCCGCAAAGGTGCCGCCGGTGCAAAGGGCGCAAAGGGCAAAAAAGAGTTTGCCGACAAACTGGCTACGGCTTTCCGTGACGGTGAATTCGAAGGGTTTATCAATGACCTAGAAGCATCATTCCACAATGATGAAATTGAGACCTTGCTCGAAGGTGTGAAATCCTACCTAGAAGCATCCGGCATAGAGTTGAAATAACTCTCACCCCCAAAACCCCTGACCGAAAGGTTGGGGGTTTTTTTTCGCCCAAAATTTCCCAATGAATACTTTCCCATTACCCTTATGCTTTTCCACGTGGAAAAGTTTTGATAACTGTTCCCTCGATGCGGGCCGTAAGACGCGCAATCTAATCATCCTACAAAGAAGTTGCCACGTGTTTTATTTTTCAATCACACCACAAGATGTTGGCTGTGTGTTTTCTATCCTATTTCTTACAGTGGGAAATAGTAACAACTTATACCGATAACTGTTCCCTAGATGCGGGCCGTAATCACGCATACTGCGTTATGCCTCTTCCCACTGGTTGGAACGTTTTCCCACTGTGGGAAAAGTAAAGATGGTACAAGGCAGTACTGCATAGCGTTTTATTCAATTATGCAAGAAAGTTCTGTGAGCACAGAATATTACAAACCCAATCAAATCAAGCACTTGCAGAGGTTTTTCCCCTATTATTCTATTATTCTGTAAAAATATATATATGAAGAGACAATTTCAAAAACTACCAAGTCTGCCCCTTTTTTCTTTCTCTCACGTGATCTCTCACGCTCTTTCTCTCCA